TAACAATTTTTTTAATTCTCTCTACGTGATTTTCTTCTTGATCATAAGACTCATCGATCCAAGGGCTAAAAGATTTGTAGCCAAGCTTATTAAAGTCTTCCATGAAGTACGGTGTTGACGCCGCGATAAAAGGTTTTTTGCAGACAATAGCTTTATATGTTTTTTCTGTAAAAAATGTAGGTGCGATGTCTCGCATCGGGATGTGATGAATCTCTGGCAAATCCATGTTTATCCATTCGTTATAAAAATCACCTCGCCACTGGTAGTTTCGGGAATTTTGTATGAAGTGAGATTCTATCATTAGATGAAAATCAGAATCTATAATTGCTTCATATGTAAGACCAGAATACTTTGGTGTCTCAGAGCTTTCAGATAATTTGTATGGTGCGCCTTCAAAAAAATTGATAGTCTTTTCATGTGGAAATTCAGAAGTTAGTTTTGCCAAGTCATACGCAACCTCATCGGCGGTTAACTCTTTTGGTGGAGTAGAATACGGATTAGTTTTCCAAAAAGAAAAGGTAAAATCCTTTAACAGATCTTCTTCATGCAACAACCCGAAAAGATATGCTCTCCAAGGCTGGTAGCATCTACTAAGTGCAGAAAATTTGTGTTTTGGTTTCGGAACGTCGAGATTTTGTAAGTGAACATTTAGTTTTAGTTGGTCCAGAATGGTAAAAGATGCACCATGTATGCCATGATCTCTAAACTTCCTAGCCACAAAGTTTCTGAATGCCGCATCCTTAACAACAAACAAATACTTTGATGCACTAATTTTATTCCTCTTTATTGAGTTGATCCAGTGATTGACATCAAAGATATTAAAATAATCGTCTTGGTAGTTAACAAGAATAAAGGAAGTTGGATCTTGGTTCAAATGGTTTTTGTGGTGGTCATCGATAAAGTTGTACAGAGTGCTATGATATTTTACTCGCTCTAATCTATCGTAATAATAGACCGTATTCGGATGATACCTATTTTTAAGAGGCAAAGGATGTATAGTACCATAATATGCATCATCTTTAATGTTTCTATTCACAAACTGCATTTTTACCTCTGTGTAGGAATGTCATATGGTTCATCTGCGTCTTTATCAAACCAGTAGAGACTGCGATGTGGGCGGTCTTGTGGATCATAGTTCGCTTCACTTGTATAAAACATAAGCCTGAACGTTGTTCTATGTGTGTCTGGTGGGCATGTGATTGGATCGGGGTACCCGTGAAATCCTCTCTTGTGGTGTTTCCATATGACACAATTATTAAAAGTACAGTCAACTTTACTTACAATTTTTTCGCGATTGTAATCCCAGAACTGCAAATCGCCACCCCACTCTGGATTCCAATCTGGAGTTAAATAAACTATCAATGAAGCCGCACGATGCAGTTTCAACTTGTCGTTCCAATTAAAATCAGTGTGAAGTTTTAAAGAGTCACCCGCCCAGCTTTTTGAATAGCCAGCACCAACAATGTAGGGATCGCCCAGAAGATGTGGGGTGCCAGTTACCTCTGATAGCCACTTCATACCAGCGGCACTGTGCATTGCATTGACAAATTTTTCTGCCACTGGACAGTGTTCTAGTTTGATACACTCTTTCATGTAGCTTTTGTTGCGAGTGAAACGGGTCCAGTGTTCATCGGAAACCGCTTGAGATTCCTCAAACATACTGAGGGCAAATTCTTCTGGCAAAAAATCTTTTAACTCCACCATGGGATATGGCAGACCAGTTTCAAAAGTTCTATTGGTTTCTTGTGGGTCGAATTTTTTGTTTACATAATCTAGAAGTTTCAAATTACAATCCTATTATTTTTTACCACTCCACGCTTGTGCGCCAAAGAATGCCGCAACCAAGCCAGCAACAGCCACAAAGTATGTAGGTGCCATATCGCCAAGAATATCAGATGCTTTGTCTAGGCCAGCAACACTAGCAATAACAACAGCGAAGGGATAGAACAGCATACCAGCAAGAGAGAACCACGCCATATTTCTCTGTGCGTCTCGCATTGCGTCTTGGTCTTCAAGTTCTTTTCTCTTGAACTCAAGGTACATTGCCTCTTCTTCTTTACTGACCTTGCCATCACCGTTTGTATCAGCGGGATGAAACTTTTCCTTCTTGACTTCTTCTTCCGACATGGTAGCTCCTATTGTATTTTTGTAATATCATATCCAACAGGTTCCACAGTCTTTATTTCAATAGCACGTCCATCTTCAAGTACAAGCTTGATGTGCTTCTCACTAACCTTTTTCAATTTTTTTGCAATGTATGTTTTGGGGTTTCTGGTAGCAATCTTTGTTCCATCTGGTTTTTCTGTCACATCACCTACAAAGTATATGGTGACTTCCCATCTGTCAATGAAAAGACTAAGAAACCAATTCCAAAACCTTTTTAATAATTTTAACATGTTGATTCCAATTGTTTTTGTTATTTATAAAACAATCTACCTTGGCAATATCTAGAAAAAATTTCATCTAACTTGTCATAGAAGCTGGCTTGTATGCAGTATCTAGTAGGGTTCCCCGTGTTGTCAACGCCATGTGGTTTTTGATGACTTATCCCATAACAGGTAGAGAAAGGTATTCTAACCTTATCCGTTATCGGATAACCCCATTCCTCTTCTGAGAACGGATCTAGTGGAAATGCGAGTGAAGAATGGCGTACTGCGACCTCTACATCTACCCTTCCAGTAGTATCAACGTGTAGTGGCAAGATACTGTCGGCATCCACCCTACTAAACATCAAGCCTTCTGGTTTGTACTGAAACATATCCCAAACATAATCTATCGCCGTTTGTTCTTCATCAGTTACAATAAAGTTGTGGTCTTCAAAAACAAATGGTTTACCCGCAACAGTAAACGTTCCTTTCCACCAACTCATAACGCTTGGGTTAGTGTATCCAGAAGATGGTATGCCCACAAATCCCGCAGAGATCGGCGTGAAATGTCCACCCTCAGAATAGTGGTGCAAATAGTCTCTTTTTACCGCTAGTTTAGCTAGTGTAATTCGAACATCATCGGGTAAAGACTGTTTAAACTCGTAGTGTTGCATGATAGTGAGGACTTACTCGCATTAAAAGTTTAGACCAGCGAAGTTTCCGACCTTCCTTCCCCTATCGAACACTGGCACCGAATCGTCTACCTGTTCTTGACCAGCGTCATGTAGGTTAGCTTGTGCATCTGTCACGTCATACAGTCGCATACGCGCTCTGTCAACGCCTATAAGGAATCTCTTGTTCGATGTGGGGTCAGAGTATCTATTCTTCAATTGCTTTACCACAATGTGATCTGGATCGGTCTCTTCTGCAATCAACGCCACCATGAGATCGGCAGTAGCGGGAAGACCAAACGATTCAGAAGTGTCTGTAATTTCAACATCAGAGTTGTTATAGCCGCCACGGGTTGTCTGCGTGGCAGTGACAACAGGCAGATCATATTCCACAGCAAGCCCACGAATCTCTTCTGCAATGCTCTTGATGATGGTGTAGGAGTTTGCACTGCTGTTATGCATACGAGAACTTGCACATATGTTCAGATAGTCTATGTAGATGATATCGGGAGTGAAGTTCTTTTTCATGTGTAGCTCATCTAACAAGGCGCGAAAGTGTCCAACATGAGCAGACGCAGTAGGATACTCTTTGATCACTAGCTTGCCCTGTGTCTTTTGTTGAATCTTACCTATGCGGTCATCAAAGACTTTCTTTGTCATGTTGCGAATGTCCTTGATTGGAATGTTCATTAGATTTGAATCGATCCTTTCCGCGATTCTTTCCTCTGCCATTTCCATGGTAATGTATAGGACGTTCTGGTTTCTAGCGATGTTAGCGGCGGCGCAGTGGCACATGAACAGAGACTTACCAACACCCGTGCCAGCAAGAACAACGTTCAATGTTTTGTTGGATAAACCACCATCAGTGATTGTGTTCATGTATTCTAGATCAAAAGGAATCTTTTCTTCAACGCGATTGTAGTATTCAAATCGACCATCTGAATCTGCAATGTAGTCATGGCCCACGGATTGATCAAAACCGACTGCCAGTGCTTCAGACAAAATAGATGGTAGCGCATCTTTGCCGTGTGTCTTATCCTTACCATCAATAATCTGAATTGATTCCATGATAGCATTAAACAGCGCTTTGTCTTTGCAAAACTTTTCAGTCTCATCAACACGCCACTCAAGAGTAGACTCTGGTGTTACAAGAGAACTCAAGATATCCTGTATTTGTGTATCTTGTTCTTGTGTCAGCATCTTGTCTTCTGACACCGAGATCTCTATTGCTTCTTTTGACGGCAGAT